CCGCCGTTATTCTGCTGATCGGCTGCAACTATTTCTGGTATACGTATACGGAAAATCTGACGGAAGTATATACCAACGCCGATTCTCCTTACGAAATCAAGGTTCCTGCCGGATCAAGAACGAATATCGTTCTTCCTGACGGGACGGAGGTTTCTCTGAATGCAGGTTCTGTATTGCGCTATCACCGTGGGTTTGGTATCCGCGAACGTAATGTGACGTTGGATGGCGAAGGATACTTTAAAGTTGCGAAAAATGCAGAGGTTCCCTTCTTCGTGAAGACGAACGATGTGCAGGTGCAGGTAGTCGGCACGGTATTCAATGTCCGTGCTTATGATGACGATAATTATGTGATGGTGTCTCTGCTGGAAGGCAGGGTGAATTTATCAGCGTCTGCTAATTCTGTGATGAAATTATTCCCGAATGAGCAGGCACTGTATAACAAGAACACCGGACGAATGGAAAAGCTGAAGACCAATGCAAGTAAAGCCTGCGATTGGCTGGATGGCGGGTTGACCTTCGAGAATGCTTCATTCGCTGATATTGCCCATCGTCTGGAACGTAAATTCCAGGTGAAGATCAGCATAGAAAGCGAACGTCTGAAGGCCGAACACTTCTCCGGTTCTTTCGACAGCAATCAGAATATTTATGATATATTACACGAAATCAACGTTGAGAAACAATACACGTGGAAAGTCAGTGGTGACACCATCTTTATTACCGATAAAAGAAAGGGGGTAAGATAAAAGGAAGGAGAAAGAAAATGGACACAGCCGATAGATATACCGGCAGTCCGCAGCTACGATAAATAACTATATGTTAACCTTTAATAGTGATAAAAATGAGATTGATAATAAGAAAAACATTATTGATGTTTCTGCTTTTGTCCCTAAGTAATGTCCTGACAGGTTTTCAACTTTCAGCGCAGGAACAAAACAAGAAGTTCAGTGTCAAAGCAGATAACGTTACTTTGAAAGAAGCCATTGAAGTAGTCAGGAAGCAAGGAAATTATTCTTTTCTGATTCGCAATAACGACATTGACCTGAATAAGAAAGTCTCTGTGAACGTGGACAAGGGTACAATTAATGACGTGATGGCCCAACTGCTGACCGGTACGGGGATCAGTTATGAAGTGAACGGAAACCGGGTGGTCATATTCCATGCCGCAGTGCCTGAAAAGGAACAGGGAAAAGCGTTTGTCCTGAAAGGCAAAGTGACCGATCCTTCGGGTGAAGGAGTGATTGGTGCCAATGTGAAAGTGCTGAATTCTACGGAAGGTACGATTACGGATATGGATGGAAACTTTTCTCTGTCGGTGACTCCGAATGCACGATTATCCGTGTCTTATATCGGATATGCTACGCAGGAAGTCGTTGTCAAAAATCAGACTCCTTTGCACATTGCTCTGAAAGAAGACAGCCGTCTGATTGACGAAGTGGTGGTAGTAGGCTACGGTGTACAGAAGAAAGCGAATCTGACTGGTGCGGTAAGCAGCGTGAAGATGGATGAAGTATTGGGAGACCGTCCGGTAGTGTCGGTCAGCGATGCCTTGAAAGGCGCGATGCCCGGTTTGCAGATTACGGGTAACTCCGGTAGACCAGGAGAGGAAATGAGTTTCAATATCCGTGGTGTCAACAGTCTGGATAAGAATGGCAAACCGTTGGTTCTGGTGGATAACGTAGAAATGGATATCAATATGCTCGATCCGAATGATATTGAATCAGTAACGGTCTTGAAAGATGCTGCTTCTTCGGCTATCTACGGGGCACGTGCCGCATTTGGCGTCATTCTGATTACGACAAATAAGGGGGGAGAAACGATGCGTGTCAAAGTTCGGTCGGTCTGAAAATATCTGATTGCTTTGGTTTTCAAAGCGTTAGAACGGGGTAGGAGTGAGCTGGGTGGAAAAACGAAGCGTTTACATCGCTTTACATCGAGCTTACATTTGAACCTTGTTTGAACGCCGTTCAAATGAATCTCTTTACATTAGGAGTGGAGTAGGGGAGAATTCAGGCAGTATGGTATTATTTCACTCCGATGCTTTGCCCAGGCCATACTTCCATATACAAAGATAACCAAATGGTGTAATTTATGCAAGTGGAGTAGGGGAGCGCTTCGCTTCTCTCCTATTTTTATTTATTAAAATTATTCCATATAGCTGATATTTGGTATATTTGCAGTGAAATAAATACTATATATCATGAGTAAAGTTATCCATGTACATTTGATTTTTGAGAAAAAGAACATCTACTTTGGTAGTATATCGGCCATTTTTGAAACTCTGACGGAGAAACAGGTCGGAATCACTAAGAGTAGTCTTTTACATGCTGGACTGGTTGATGACATTGCCAAATACACGAAACGTGCAATGATTATTCAGTCTCGCTTGATAACATGTACCAGAAAGGGATAAAATGCCTTAGAACGCAATTAAAAGCCGCAAAAGCGGCTTTTTTTGCCCTTATAAGTGTCAAACTATGATGGAAGGCTGTATTTATCCGTTTGAACGCTTTGAACGTCTTAAAAAGTGGAAAGGTTATTCACTTGCTTATTCATTTGGTTATTCATTTAAGCTATTACAAAAACGAAATGTTTTGATTGCTTATTCATTTGGTTATTCATTTTTGTGCCTATTTTGTTCTAATAAAACGGGGAAATATCTTTTTTTTATTTGGTATTCATCGGTTTTTATAATATTGTAGGGGGTAAATTGTATATAGATAATATTTATTTACTCCCCTGTATTTTTATATATTCTGCTGTAAAATAGTGATTTAACTGTTTTTACCTCCCTTTCCCCATAAAACACGTTTTAGATGGCATTGGCAACCGTAGAATCGCTTGCATCCGAAACACGCCCCGACTTGTCCTGTTTAAGTTGTGTAATTGTCTGTTTGAGCATCCCTATTTCCTCTGCCATTTCTCGAATGGTGGAGTCTTTTTCCCTTAAAACATCCAGAAGCTCCCTAAAATTATTGTTAGCTGTTTCTGGAGGAGCTGTTTCCGTTACTACTGGTGTAATTTTTTCGGCTTCTATATCTTTTAAAAGAAAGTCGTCGATTGATATTCTAAAAAACTTAGATATTTCACATAACAAACTCAATTTAGGTTCTGTATTACCCAGTTCATAGTTTGACATTGTACCTTTTTTGATGCCCAGAAACTCAAATTCATCTAATTTAAGTCCCCTACTCTCCCTTAGATATCTAAGATTCTTAGAAAAAACGCTCATAAATCTAAATTATTTGGATTAACACTTTGTTGTCTAAGAAACTTAGACTATATTTGCCACGTGATTAAAGTTTAAACACGCCCCAAAGCTACAAAAAAGGCTTGAGGTAACAATGAGAATTTAAAAAGAAGCAAAATGGAAGTAAAATTTAAAAAGGGACAAAGTGTGAGAATCACCAAGAGAAATGGTGAGATCATTGATGGTATAGTTCGTGACTGGGATTATAACATTTGTACGTTCGTGCGGGAATATAATATCGATTATATGAAAAATGGTCAGGTTTGGACTGTAATATGTGTTCCGGAGGATGCGATAAAGGAGCTTTAATAATTTTCTCGGGCAGTTAGTTCAGCTGGTAGAACAAACTAAACTCCTATAATGGAGAGGTTATGGTCCGCGGTTCGAATCCGCGACTGCCCACTACGATAATTTAAATATTAGATAGTATGAAAGAACGAATAGTTGTAGAATACGGTGAGGTGAATAAAATTGCCGAACTGATGGGCTGTACAAACGTGATGGTGAGTCATGCGCTTGCCTTCCGTAAGAACAGCAAACTGGCCCGTTCCATTCGTAAGCTCGCCATTGAGCGCGGTGGATCCAAAGTAGGTGGTAATCCTCAAAATACAAGTAGCCATGAAAAATGATTTGATGACATTGTTCAGCGACCAGCTGCACTGGTTTGCTCGTCTGAAACGAAAACAGCGCTTTTGCGTGCTTTACTTCTGTATGAGTTTCGGGATCCTGCTCTCTATTTTTTTTATTAATCCGCTGCTGGAACTTCTCGTAGTGTTGAATTTCGGGATCTCCGTGCGGCTGCTGAAGAAGCATGTCCCTTTGAATGATTTAGAGGATTGATAATCAAGCTGGGAGATGGAATACTTTGATAATATATTGTGTGTAACTTACAAAGAGTTGCTGGATATAATGCCCAAAGGCACTTTGAATAGCCAGCTGTCCCGAGAAAAACTGGATGTCGTTTCCCGTGGCGGTGGTGAAAATAATCCGGCTCTGTATGCCTATTCCTCCCTTCCCGAGAAATACAAGAAACGTTGGGTTGAGCGTCATGGCGAACCCGAGAAACAAATGAGACAGGAAATGATCCGTAACATAGTGAAGAAAGACGAGAAGGCCGAGAACTTTTTCGAGGATTACCGTTACGACAAGAACGGTGAGATGGTCGCTCTTCCCGAGGATGTGAAGAAGGAATACACCTGGAACGCTTCGGTGCTGAACGCGTTGATGGAAGAGTTCAAACGCTTGAGTTCATCCAATAACAAGCTGACCGGTTTCCGCCGTAACCTTTGGGAACTTCTGCTTGTCACGAGTGAGGAATGGCGTCCGGTGTACGGGCACAGTCTTCCGGGCAGTGTGGGGCGTTTGAAAGCCCTGATAAACAAGTTCCGTCCCGACAACTACGGTGTGCTTGTGAGCGGTAAATACGGCAACAGCAACACGCTGAAGATCGAGGAGGACGGCGGGCGTTACCTTGTAGCATTGAAACGCAGCCGCGTTCCGGTTTATACTGACATGGAGATCTTCGAGGAGTACAACCGTGTCGCTCCGGAACGTGGCTGGAAGCCCCTGAAGAGTCCCCGCAGCCTCCGCGAATGGTTCAACAGCCCGCGTGTCGAACCTCTGTGGTACGATGCCGTTTATGGGGAAATGAAGGCACACCAGCGTTATGACCGCAAGCACCGGACCATCCTTCCGGGCCGTCGTGACAGCCTCTGGTATGGCGACGGCACGAAGCTGAACCTCTACTATCGTGACGAGAACGGAAACAAGTGCACTACAAGCGTGTACGAGGTGGTGGATGCCTATAGTGAAGTCCTGCTCGGTTATTACATCAGCGACAACGAGGACTATATCGCCCAGTACCATGCTTTCCGCATGGCTATCCAGACGAGCCGGCACAAACCCTACGAGATCGTGTGCGACAACCAGGGCGGTCATAAGAAGAACGCGGCGCTGGGCCTTTTCTCGAAGATCAGCCGTATCCACCGCCCGACAGCTCCGTATAATGGCGAATCTAAGACGATTGAGAACATTTTCTACCGCTTCCAGAGCCAGGTATTGAAGAAACGTTTCGGTTTCACCGGGCAGAATATTACGGCAAAGAGAGATACAAGCCGTCCGAATTTGGAATTCATCAACGCGAACATCGACTCCCTCCCCACATTGGAGGAACTGAAGGAACAGTATGCCGCCGCCCGTGAGCAGTGGAATTCAATGAAACACCCTGCCACCGGCATCTCCCGGATTGAGATGTACAATACCAGCGTGAACGAGGCTACCGATGCGGTAAGTGTGTCGGATATGGTGGAGATGTTCTGGTACACGACCGAGAAACCGTC